CATTCGGTAGATGATGATGCTTACTGTTTGAAGATTGCAAATGCAATGAAACTACAGGCAAGATTCAAGACATCATCTCGTAAAATCAAAAAGGTTAAGACTGGTGAGTACAACTACTGGTCAGTTATATCTCTTATTGTAGACTCTATGCAAGACTCTGAGGAACTCAGTGAGAGTATAGAGTTACAGGAATTAAAACTGTTAAAAACTATTCGTGGGTGGATGTCTAAGACTTGGAGTAAGGTTACGGCATTCTATAAAAAAGGTGTTGACAAACTAAAGTCATTTCTTGGGGCAGAACCAGACCCGTCATTCCGAAATAAGATAAAATTCTAATGAACTTCACCGATTTCATAACAGAACAGAAGAACACTCACATGACCCACATTGAGGACAAGGTTCTCTATGGTGGTGTGAGTGGTACGCGACAGGCCATCAATGCGTTACGCGAGTTGCGTGACATGTTGGCGGGTCAGACGAGTTCTAAACTATCTACCAAGTGGGATGGTGCTCCCGCAATCTTCTGCGGTCAAGATCCTACCGATGGTGAGTTCTTTGTTGCCAAGAAGGGTGTGTTCGCAAAGAACCCCAAGGTCTATAAGACTGCGGCGGAGATCGATGGTGACATGTCTGGTGACCTTGCAGACAAGATGAAACTCGCATTAAAACACTTGCCTGAACTTGGTATAAAGGGTATAATTCAGGGTGACTTCTTGTTCTCAAAACCAGATCTCAGCACCGAGACTATTGAGGGTCAGAAGTATGTGACCTTCCACCCTAACACGATTATCTATGCTGTACCCTACGATCAGGCAGATGCACTGCGTAAGGCCAAGATCGGTATCGTATGGCACACCACCTACACGGGCAGTTCGTTTGAGTCACTGAAAGCATCCTATGGTGTGGACGTATCCAAGTTCAAGAACTCCGCAAACGTCTGGTCACAAGACGCCATGTTGCGTGATGTGTCCGGTGCGACAATGAATAAGAGAGAGACTGCCGAAGTGACGAAGCATCTGTCCGATGCGGGTAAGATCTTCAATAAGATCTCCGGTACGACACTGCGTGAGTTAGAACGTAATCAAGACCTTGCTCAACTTATTGAACAGTACAATAACACTTTTGTGCGGCAACAAATGGTCATTTCTAACACTAATACGCACGTAACAGGTTTAATCAAGTGGTTGAATGATAAGTTTCAGAAAGAGATGGATAAGAGAAGTACCGCTGCGGGTAAGAAGACCCAGCAGGACAAACTGGATGCACTCATGAAATTCTTCTCTCCGAAGAACAAAAAGAATCTAGTTGCAATGTTTGATTTGCAAAAAAGTATTGTTCTTGCGAAGTTAAAACTTATAAATAAACTTAATAGCATATCTTCATATGACACTTTTGTTCAGACTAAGAAAGGTTATAAGGTTAGAACGGGTGCAGAAGGATTTGTTGCTATTGACAAATTAGGTGGTGATGCGGTCAAGTTGGTTGACCGTCTAGAATTTTCGTATAATAACTTCAGTCCAGATATACTGAAGGGATGGGATAAACCAAAGAGGTAAACATGGCTAAACCAATGAGCCTAAAGACATTCCTGAACGTGGATTACACCCAGACGGGCGATCCGCAACAAGCGTACAACGCAAAGAAGCGCAAGCGAGATGTCGGTGCGGGAACTGATGCTGAGTATTCATCAACGAATCCCCCGAATGAGGCACTCAACGTACAACAACGTATGAAGTTGTCTCGCTCTCTCAAAAAGAACAAAGCAAAGATTGCAATGGGACGCAAACGTGCTGCCCGTAAAGTTGCCAACGTAGACACTCTGAAGAAGCGTGCACAGAAACAGGCACGTATGCAGTTCCTCAAGAAGATTACCAAAGACACCCCCAAGGACGAATTGTCTCTGTCCCGTAGACAGGACATTGAGAAACGTCTAGATAAGATGAAACCCAAGATCGACAAACTTGCACGGAAGTTGCTTCCTCAAGTTCGTAAGGGTGAACTTGAAAAGAAACGAGGTGGTCAAAAGAGTGATTAAGAATTTCAAATCCTATCTGGTCGAAGAGGCTAAAGAGGTTTATTTTACCTTTGGTAGAATGAATCCGCCTACTATCGGTCATGGGAAAGTATTAGAGACTATCGCAAAGAAGGCTGGTGGCGCTGACTGGAAGGTCTATGTGTCTCAGTCTGTTGGCCCCAAAGATCCTCTATCCTACTCCGACAAGGTCAAACACCTACGCAAGATGTTCCCCAAGTATGGTCGTAACATCATGGTGGACAAGGGTGTCAAGAATGTATTTGACATTGCTGCCAAGTTATACGATCAAGGATACAAACGAATCACCATGGTAGTCGGAGAAGACCGTCTACGTGAGTTTGAAGTCCTACTGAACAAATACAACGGTAAGAAAGCACGCCACGGGTTCTATAACTTTGAGTCCATCAATATCGTGTCTGCGGGTCGCAGAGATCCCGATGCAGAAGGTGTCGAAGGTATGTCTGCGTCCAAGCAACGTGCCAATGCCAAAGAGAACGATTACCAATCATTTACTCAGGGTGTTCCCAAAGGTATGTCCGACAAGGACACTCGTAGGTTGTTCAATGATGTGCGTAAGGGTATGGGTCTCAAGGAAGAGACCTCATTCAAGCGTCACATTGAGATGCCTACTGTTTCCGAAACAAGAGAACAGTTTGTCAAGGGTGAACTCTTTGAGTTGGGTGATACTGTTGTTATCAAAGAAAGCGAAGAGGTCGGTGTCGTATCTCATCTGGGCGCAAACTACGTTATCGTAGAGTCCGGTGACCGTAAGATGCGTAAGTGGTTGGATGCGGTAGAACTGGTCGAGAAGAAGTTGACCCCCGCTGAGATCAAGAAACGCGAAGAGATTGCGAAGGCAATGGAACGCGAGAACCCCGACATGCCGATGGACAAGAAGATGGCCATCGCGACTGCAACCGCAAAACGAGTTGCAGAGAAACAAGATCCTGACATCAAGGACAGAGAAGGGACTCAACCCGCACGTTATCACAAGGGACTCAAGAAGTCTACTAAGGCGAAACGTGACGCACACTTCAAGAAGCATGGCAAGAAGGCGGATGATGATCCGTCTGCGTACAAACCTGCTCCTGGCGATAAGACCGCTAAAACCAAACCGTCCAAGTACACCAAAGCATTCAAAGACATGTATGAGGAAGTATCTCAGAAACAACTCAATGACCTTGAGAAGTTTGCTGATAGACTACTCAAGAAGTTCGATGTCGATGTTGAGTTCACACGTCACTTCGCTGACCGTATGAATGACAAACGCAACAAACCTGCTATCACAGTTGCAGAATTGCAACGTGTGTTTAAGAAGATTGCAAAGAACAAAGCAAAGAACATTAGACAGAATCCTGATAGTGAAGCAGTCATTAAAGACTTACAGATGGATTTGAACTTACCTGTTGTTATCAAGTATGACCGCAACAAGGATGAGTTCGAGGTAGTCAACAAGACTATCATGCGTAAGAAAGATTTCAAGACTACTTCTAAGACCATCACCACCGAAGAGAATGGTGCTGGAGATGAGGGTACTGATAAGTTAGTCAAGAAGTACAAGAAAGATACTCCTCTAGAAGAAAGAAAGTTTATTGACTTTACAAACCCTGTATTTGGTGATATACTAGACAAATTAGTTAATGGTGACCTCTACAAGAAAGTGATCCGTAAGTATCTAGATGCAAGACGTAAGAATCCTAAACAGGGTCAAGCATTGTTGGTCAAGATTGCTCGTCAATATGGTGTCCCCGCGAAACAGACTCAGAATCTGTTCTTCAAACTCTTGGATAAGGGTGCCCTACCTAAGCACCTTGACTGGAGAGACAAGGCATTTGGTGAGGATGCTGTCCAACAAGCACGAGATGCAATCGCTCGTGAGAAAGAACAAGACAAGGCGAAGCATGATCGTATTCTAGATCGTGCGCGACTGGCCCGAGCAAAGGCAAAGAATAGAGAAACCAAATGAATCTATACGAAGCGGATGATGCCCTGAAAAAGAAAGCAGAGAAATCTGGTATCTCTTATGGGACTCTCAAGAAAGTTTACAACCGTGGTGTTGCCGCGTGGAAGACTGGTCATAGGCCAGGCACTACTCCTCAACAGTGGGGTTATGCCCGTGTCAATGCCTTTATCGTCAAGAAAAAGAAAGGTGGTTTGAACCACGATAAGGATCTGGCATGAAATCATACTGGGACATAGTCACAGAACTTAAAGAGGGAAAGAACGATTACCCTCTGTACCATAAGACCTATTCGGGTGCAATGAGTGCCGCATACGCATTCGCAAAGAAGAAAGGGTTTGAGGTAGACAAGGACGATATTGATAGTAAGGTGGCAATGGGGCCTAAGAAACCGTCCAATGGTAAGACCAATAGTTTTACTCTCAAGTTGGATGGTGAGAAACGCAAGATGCTTGCCGTACAGGTTACAAACCTTGATAATAAACGATACGAACTAAACGCATACATCACTTAGGACTCAGAATGAAAAGACTATCAGAAATCACCGAAGCCATCAACTTTATGAAAGTGTCTAAATCTTTAGAAGATTACGCCAAGAAGTCTGGTGGTGTTGATAAGGAAGACTTCCAGAAGGTTGCCGCATATGTGCGTGAGATCG